CCACTTTTTATAGTTTACAGATTGGTCATTTTAGGTTTGTGAAGAAACAACTACTTGTAATGCAAATGATAATCAATCACCAAAGGGAAGGGCGAAACTCAATTCGGATAGACCCCTTACAACCATACATTATAGGAAGTAGTGTACCTCACTAAAAATAGTATACCATATCTACCCTATAATGTAAATCTTTACTTTTTGTTATTCAAAGAATTTTAAGAAAAGAAAACCACCAATTGTCATTAAAATAAGTGTTGTAATACATCCTATAATAAAACCAATAACAAGATAATTACACATCACTTTATAACACCGTATTTACCGTATTTACCGTTAAGTATCAGTCTTGAAAAAACGACTCTTTTTCAACATCTTGTAAGCTTTCTTTTTTCTAATAAATTTACTTTCACGTTTCTTCACACCAGCACCCCCACTTCCTCAACCCTATGTTGTATCACCCTATAACCCCTTTTAGGCTTAAACGTCAACATAATTCTTGTAGCACCCAATAAACTTTCTGTTTCAATATATTTTTGATCTGTTTTCCCATCATTATTCATACTTGTTATTGTTACACCAATTTTAATATACATTAAATTTCAACCCCTAAAATTAATAGTATAATAAATCCTAATACAAACAATGTTAAATAGAAAACCGCAAGTGTGATAACTAAATTTCGTAATTTTTGAATAAACAAAATTAATTCACTCCTTACTTTAAGATCAAGGCAAACCACAAACCCATAAAGACAAGCAACAACGGATAAACGATTGTCCATTTTTCCTCTTTCATTTTTCAATTTCCTTTTTATCTCCAAATTTCCCGTACATACTACTTAACACAATTTTTCCGTTCGTTCTTTTGTTACATTGTTTCGGTTCACTAATCGCCTTTTCATTACTCCATCCTAAACTCCTAACCCTTTTATACATCAATTTTCTTTTCAATCCAATCTTTTCACCTTTTTGTAATTCTTCTTCCGTTAATCCTGCATTGTTGATTCTAGGTCGCTTAATCATAGGAATATCATACAATTTTTTGATCTTTTTTAAAGCGGTTAAACTCATATGAAATAATAAAGCAATTTCACGATCTGTTTTATTTTTCGCTTTTAACATCAAATATTTTTCTTTGAATGACATTAGATTATCTCCTATTCACTTAATCTTTTAATATTATCTTTTATTTTATTCTCCAATAAATTAATTTCACTTTTTAAGTATTCATTCATTAAATCGTTATCAAATACAATTTCTTCACCATCATATTTCTTATTAAAGTCTCTTGATTGTAATCGGAATGTAATGCAACCTCCATCAAAATAAAAATTTCCCATATCTTTTAAAAGATTCTTTAAAACAATTAACTTCTTTTCTTGGGTTTCTATTTCTTGAATTAATTTAAGTCTATTCATTTCTTTCACTCCTTATTTAATTGTAAATTCTGTATCAACCAATACAACCCCGCCATTAACATGTTTAGGCAATAACTTACCAAAAGAACTAAAACCAACTTCAAAATTATCAAATGTTACTTTCTCCTTTACCTTGTCGGGCATTCCTGCACATTTTACTTCCATTTTGTGATTTGTCATAATTAACTTATTCCCTTTTCGGTAATAGATAGGTTTGTCCAAAATCACATCTTCAATATATGTTTTTTGTCTTAAAAACTTGGCTCGATAGAACGTGCTTTCATGTTTCCAATACCCCAATTTGTCAGGGTCAACAATATCCTTTATAGCGTAAGGTATTTCCGTACCAGTCAAATGTATACTATCTGTATCACAATAGATAATCCTATCAAAACATTTTTGTGCGGTAGTAATAGTAGTATATCTAGCCCAACTAGTAATAAAAATTCCTAATGGGATGTAAATCGGGTCACGTGTTTCTTCCTCACCAATCCGAAAACCACAACTACCATCTTCTTTCAAATAAGGCACTTTTCCTGTTACGTCAATTGACGTTCCAAATTTACCATACAATGAGTTAAGCATGAGTTTAGCAAGCAATTTTTTTGCCCCTGTTTCATGGGTTTTTATATACATCCATTTATCAATAAAATCTTTGAATAATCCTGTTTTTTGTCTAAACTTCCAACCCTCACAATATTCAATGTTATATAAGTTATAATGTTCTTGTATCAATTCCCAATCAATATTAGATAGATATAAATCTACTATTTCACCGTCACTTGATTTTAAATATTCATTCTGTTTAAATAGTAAATTTTTCTTAATTTGAATGGTTGGTATATATCCCTCTTTTAATTCAAATTCACATCTTATATGCTGAACATATAAAGGGTATTGTTCATCATATTCATATTTACCGTCAAAAAAGATCGGCATTCCATAAGGTAAAGGACGTATATACATTTGGGAAGGATATAAACTATTAACATCAAAGACAATCCCCTCACCAATTTCTTTTCCTTGGAATCGTTCATTTACCCAAGTAAAACCCCCTCTATATGCTAAACGCAAATTTTTATCTAATTGAGTACTAAAAACAGGGAATAACTTTTCAAATAGTTTAGTAGAAATAACTGATTTAAAACCTGATAAACTATCTGAACCATTTGTCATTTTCTTTAAACCTTGATCGAATTGAATTTTTAAAGCGTCTGCAATAATTTCTATATCATTTTTAATGTATTGATATTCTTCATCTGTTATTTCATGCCCTATTGGACGTTCTGCATGGTAATCTATATCACCTTTCATAATGGTTAATTTAAAATCTTTTGCTATTCTCTTCACTGGAAAAGGTAGTTTTTTTAAACTGTCATAAATAACCGTATGTAATTTCCGTTTTCCTTTGTAACCGTAACAAATGTCAATCATGTACCATTGTCCCATATTAGAAATAACGGTATGAAAAGTTTTTGGTAATCCTGTATTTTCATGTGTATATCCATTCTTTAATAACCAGTTAACAATAAATTCACCATCAAAACGCAAATTGTGGAAATAGCAATCTCCTTGACATTTTTCTACCCATATCATAAAATCATCTATAGAATTACCTATTTTATAGTTTGATTTATTTCCTATTTCCATATACCCATATGCCCATACTCGACAATCTTCTATTTTGGTAGTGGTTTCAAAGTCGCAACTATATTTTTTTCTCGCCAACTCTTCATCCCCTAACAATAACGCTTAAATAAATTGTGAGGGGATTTCTTTTTCAATCAATATAATCACCCCTTATCCTTTCAAAATCCCTTTAAACTTAGATCAACCTGCCCATCATTGTATTGGTCTACATAATGTTCTAATTTCTTCACTAAATCATAATCTTCAATATAAATATAATTGAAGTCAAATTCATCCTCTTTTAAATACAATTCATAGAAATCATCTACAGGCATAGAGAGAAGTTTTTCTATTAAATCGTTTGCATCGCTGTTAAATGTTGCTTTGAGTGTTTCAATATAGCTTTCTCTCATTTTTATCATACGCTTGTCAAAATGTTCAATGTTTGATCTGTTTTCCATCGCTTCCGCTTTTCTCATTAAATCACGTTTTGTTCTTATTTTACTAAAATCAAAATCAGGTGGTCTGCTTATCCCTGCAATGGTTGGTCTAGCCATTTGCAACATTCTTTGTTCAAGTGTTCCTTGTACTTTACCACCTGATCTGAATTCCTTTTTCTTTGCTTTTTCTGTAAATTC